CTACAAGGCTTTTTTCTTGGCGGATCGCTGACGTAGTGGTGCGCCACGGGCCGGCTTCTTCTTCACCCGGTTTTCACCCGATCTAGGGGTCTTAGAAGCTCGAGCTTGTCTGCCGCGTTCTCCGCCGGCTCGCTTCATGTCGACGACGGTGGGCAGCCGGAAGTGCTCGTCGGCGAGCTCTGGGATCGACTCATCGAGCGCCGCGAGCCAGCCGAGGTTGAGCTCTTTCGCGGTGGCCGCGACGACCGTATACCGAGCGATCATCGTCGACGACTTGTGAGCCGTCCGACGCATGATCCACGCCTCGCTTCGGTCGTTCGCGAGAGCGAGCGTTACGAACGTCGAGCGGGTGTCGTGCGCTCGGAAGTGGATCCGGCGATCGCTCTGCTTGAACAGCTGGGGTCGCTTCACGTCGCTCGCCTTGAGCCAATCGCGAAGGCTCGTGCCGAGGTGCTGAACGTCGAGCCCTTCGAACGGCCCCCTGCCCTTCGCGATCTGCTTCCAGCGAATGAGGGCGCGGTGGACTGACGGATCGAGAACCCACGACCTCGGGCAGTCGGTCTTGTTCTCGTCGAGAGTGACGGTCCCGTTCTCGAGGTCGAAGTCCGACCACTCCATCAGCTTGGCCTCGGTCTTACGCGGCCCCTCTCGGTTCAGGAACCCGAGCAGCATTCGGTACCGGACGTCAACGTCTCGGTTCGCGAGCAACTGCGCCTCCTCCTTCGGGTAGAGGAAGCTCTTCGCCTTCGGCTTGCCGATCTTCGGAAGCCATCCCTTGGGGAGTGGTGAAGCCCGGATGATCTTCGCCGGGTACACCGCCAGGTGTAGGACGCGGTGAACGACCTGTGCCACCGCACGTCGGTATGACGGCGAGATCTCCGGCGCCGGCGGGAGCTCCCGCATCACGCGGTCGGCATCCTCCAGAGAGAACATCGTCACGGGGATCGGTCCGACGATCGGGTTGACCCGATTCTTCAAGATGTTGATGTCGCCAGCGGACTGCTTCTTCGGGACGTGGTCCGGGTGGTCGAGGTGAAGCTGCCCCGACGTCCACCGGCCGGAGAACTCCTCAAACGTGATGCTCTCGCCGTAGGTGACGCTCGCCGTCCGCTCAGCGATGATCTCGGCAGATCGGACAAGCAGCGCCGCCGCTCTCGACGAGGTACAGGCTCCGATCTTCTCTGCGTACTCCCGGACCCGACCGGCACGCTGCGCAGCGACGAGGATGTTGGCAACGGCGGCGATCTGTCCGGCCCGCTCGGTCGCAGTCGCGTCGTCCCGGACCCCGCTCATCCGAGGCTCGATGCGACCAAGCTCACCAACGCGGATGCGCGCATAGTAGGCGCCTCCGCGCAACGTCCAACCTCCAGACCTGCGAGCGTCACGCTTGGCCATCGTCAGCCGTCTCCCATTTCAGCGGCGAGCCGCTTCGCCTCGGCCTCGAACTCGGCGTCTTCGTCGATGCTGACGACCTGCTTACTCTTGAGGTAGGCGTCAATGTCCGACCGTTTGATGAGCACGCGCCGGCCGTCCTTCACCGACGGCAACTTCTTCTCGCGTGCAAGGTCGCAGTGGCGGCGACGTCCGAGCGGGGAATTCTTCTGGTCAACCCACTCGGATTTGGCAGCGCCCTGCGCCATGTAGGCCTTGACCATCTCGCTCACCGCATCCGAAAGCATACGCTTCGCGGTCTCGAGGCGGGCCTCCGGCGTCGTGTCTCTTGTATCGAGACTCATCGCCCATGACCTCCCCTCGCCGCCGTGGACGAGGCCTCTTCAAGCTTGCGCGCGACACGAGCCAGCGCCTCGACGCGTCGATACGCGTTCGCCTTCATCGCCTTCTGCAGCTCCGCGTGTACGCGCTTTGGCTGCCCTGGCACGAACCGACGCGTCTCGATCGCCGGATCCTCGCATCGGAATAGCTCTCGAGCCTGCGCGTGGACGCCGCGGCCGTGCGAGATCAAGATCCAATTGTCGTTCGGTCCCGGCCGGGCAACACCTCGGAAGAGTCGGCCGCCGCGGCGGCAGTACATCGTTTCGCCACTCACGAGCGGACGCCCGTCCCTGTCCTTGCCGCCGTACCCCGAGTTGACCGACGTTGCTGTCGGCCATCCGCTCTGGTCGCGCTCGAACCGATCCTCGCCCCATCCGCGATTGAAGGTCGCGAGGGGGTCGCCCTCGTCCGTGCGTCCCTGAGCGTGGCGCAAGACGGGCAGGAGCTCCGCGCTGGTGATGCCCTGGCGCGTGCCCTCGAGCACGTACCCGAGCTCGAGCAGCTTCCGCAGGACGTGGCTCATCTCGACGGCGCACGCGAGCTGCATCGTCCGAGGCATGCGAGCGAACTTGTCGAAGTCGTACCGGCCGCCGTTCCGGTTCTCGACGTTGACGTTCTGGAAGAACTCGATTTTGAACGTCCGGCCCACCGCCTCGGCGTGAAATTCCAGATCGCCTTTGCGCCCGACGTAGTAGCAGCGCCGGATTCTCTTGTTGACGTTCTGGTCCTGGTGGACGCGAAACCCGCGGTGGTCTCGTAGGCGCGCAAGGACAGAGAGGAACCTTTCGTACATGGCGGGGAGCACTAGCTCCAGCACGGGACCAGGCGGTTCCTCCCACGCTCCGATATGCGTTGCGTGAAAGTTGATGGTGCCTCGAATTTCGCTCACGGCTTTGCCCCTTCCGCCACGCCACGCGGCGGCTTCGAAAGGTCTCGCGCGGCGTCCCGCACAAAGCGGGCGAGCGATTCGAGCTTGCACGCGAGCTCTTCCGGATCCTCGCCCGTGGCCCCGTCGCGAAGGAAGTCGTTGTGCACGTAGCGAAAGCTCCGCGACGGATCCCCTCCGACGACCAAGAGGGTTCCGCTCTTCAGTGAGTGAACGCGAAGCTCCACGGGCGGCGTTGCCGGCGGCGCACACGCGCTGCAATCGCCCGTGCACGTCTCTCCCATGGCGACGTAGGTGACTCGCCCGGTCCCATTGCATGCGCTGCACAGTCGTCCCTCGAGAGCTCGCTCGAGGTCGATCCACTTCGCCGAGCCAGGCATGCAGCCTCCGGCCTTGTGGGCCGCTACCATCTCGCGCGCGATCCGAATCACGTCGCGCGTTCGCTCCCCCTCGTTCTCGGTGCCGGTCCGCTTGCCGGCCTTGTAGCCAGCGGACCAACCGATGTCGCCAACGACGGTCAGCTCGGCAGCAATGGCCGCGATGAAGCTGTCGGTCGTGCCGCCCATCTCGCGCTCCCATAGGGTCCGAGCACGCGCCTTGTCGTCGTTCTCGATGTAGAAGCCGGTCGACTCGGAACCTCCAGGCCCACCGAGACCGGAATCAGGGGCAGACGTCGGGGCTTTCGTGGCCGCTTGCGAGGTCTGCGGGGTTTCCCCATCGCGCGTGTTCCTCGACGTCTCCGAGAAATTGGACTGTACACCACTCGTCGTCATGTGAGCTCCTTCGGCGTTGCCTCATCGCGCGACGCGATCGCTTCTGCCATTCGGATAAGCCCAACGCAGACCGCTGCGCCGGCCGCCTGCCACTCCTGAATGCGGTCCCCTCGCAGCACGCGACGGGCCTCCTTGACCTGTGCAAGCTGCGGTCGAAGCTGTGTTGTTACGACCTCCGACAGCGACCGGAACCCTCGCTCGTGAGGTTCGAGGTAGGCGCGCCCCAAGCGTTCATAGAAGACCGCAAGAAAGGCCGCCGAACCGTAGCCGCAAATCGCGTCTAGCGCCCTCGCCTCACTCTCATTGAGAACGAGCGTGACCTCGAAAGACGCGTTGGTGGATGGCTTGATCCTCATCGCTCGGCGCTCCTCTTCGGCGTGGGCTCAGACGGCGCGCCAGCGCGTTCGCACGCGGCCTTGATCCCGCGCCACTCCCGATGCTGCTCGTTCGGCGCCGTGTTGAGCGTGACGCGCAGCCACGCGTGGCGGAGGAGGCACCTCGCCTGCGCCTCGGTCAACTCGATCCTGTAGCGTTTCATCGGAAGACCTCTGCCGCGCGGACGCGCCCGTCGTCCGGCGCTCGAGCGAACGCGTCTCCTCGAGGCGTCGGCGACACGTCGTCCGAGTACTCTTGCGACGCGTCTGCCGACGGCGTGGGCGACCCGTAACCTCGATGTCTGAGTGACGCCGCGCGCCATGCCCTCGAAACCATTCCGGTTCCAGGGAATAGGTCGACGAGCTCGTCACCGGGGAGCATGCCGAGAAGGTCGAAGAGCCACGCGCAGAAAGCGATCGGCTTGCGGCCTGGCAGCGTCCCGCCAAAGCGTGCGGGCTGGGCGCTCAGCCAGTCGCGGACCCCGCCTCGTAGCTTGCGGCCGCCGACGACGATGAGCGGCTCCCATGTGTTGTGAATCCCGAACGTTCGTGGGCACGCGCCAACCGGCTTCACCCACGAGCAGACGCGTGCCCTCTCTGGGCAGAGCGGGAGCACCTGGCGAAGTGCATCGGCGGCCGTGGAGATCGCCCAACCGTCGTAGGCAGAGGCCTCGAGCGACGCGACGAGATCGGCATGATCGACCTCGCCGGCGTAGGTTGGCTCCTTCCCGTAATACTTCCGAGCGCGCCCGGGATATGGCGGGTCGGCGTAGGCGAAGCGCATCGGCCGGTCGTTCGCTGCATCCGTCGCTCGGCGCCGTCGGAGTCGAAAGGCGGCCTGCCGGCACCGACGCGCGCAGAATGCCTGGTGTGGACGTCCCGTCGCCGGGAGCGGCTCGTGACACCAAGAGCATCGACGCGCCTCAGCCACGGTCGTTGCTCCTCTTCGGCGTGGGTACGCGCTCCAAGATGCCATCCGCGGTCACGATGAACGCGAACGGTCGCGGATCACGCATCCGGCGATGGAACTCGAGCTGAATGGCAAGGCGTCTTTCATGCGCCAAGCGCCCGATCCGAGCCGTGAGTGGATCCAGCTCGTGCGGATTGGACTCCGACAGGAGACGCGCGAACGTCTCGAGCATTTCGCGCTCGGTCTGTCGGATGACCTTTTCGGTCTCGCTTTCCTCCGGCGCTTCCGCCTCTCGATACGGGTGCATCATGGCTTCGAGCCCTCCGCGTTGGACCCGGTCTGCGATGCGCGAAACGCGCGCCACGCCTCGAGCGCCTTCCAGAGTTCGACCGTCGACGCTTTCACCATGCTCTGTTGATCGGCCGCCTCGGCCACCGTTCGGAGCCTGTCCAACTCGAGACGAAGCGTCACGTTCGCCCTAGCGAGAAAGGCGATCTGCTCGCAGACGTCGTCAGGTCCGTCGAGCGGGTCGAGATCGAGAATGGCTTTGACGCGTTCCCAGCCGTCGCCCTTCGGAGTCTTTGAGCGTTGACGCGCCGCCACCAGTTGCCCGTTGACGGGGTCACGCTCCTCGTCCGTGTCGTGGTCGTACTCCGAACACCCGGGCTCCGTGTGAAGGACCCACTTGCCATCACTCGGCGTGATCGGCAAAAGGCCGCCGATAGACCGGTAGTACCATCGGTTTTCGTTACGCCGGTAGACCAGGAATTCCGGATCGAGGCGAACGAAGACGGGGTAATCGCGCCCTTCGACAGGAACCAACTCGCCGACGCCGACGCGCTCACCAGCCATCGAAGTCCCCCAGCTTCTCGAGCTCTTCGTCCGTGAGCTCGACGCACTCGATCACGTACGACCCGCCCGGCGATGCGCCGTCGTCGATCGTCGCGGAGAGCGACGTCAGCGAGCGGTCGTAGCACCAGCCTCCGCCGATCGAAGGGCGGGCGCGCCAGCAGCGCCGGTCCTCCGAGGCGCTCACCGCAACGACCGGAGCGGGGTGCGCCTGAACGAATGCCTTCGCGCACTCGAGCGCCGTCGACAGATCCTCCGCGAGCGTTCGCTCGTTGGCTTCGATCTTCTCGAGCAACGCGCCGAGGTGAATGCCCGCCAGGATGCGCCCGGCACGGTTCGCCCGCTCGAACTCCTTGGCGCCGATGACGATGCGCCATCCGTCGCCATGACGAATCCACGAGAGGGTGAGATCGCCCATCGTGACCTGCGCGCTCACCCCCTTATTGCGTGAGCGAAGAAACGCCTCCGCAGCGTGGAGCGAGTCCGTCAACGCGTCCGTAGCCTCGCCGAGGCGGTCGGGCTCGACGGCGCTCATCGGTCGCACACATCCTCGATGAAGCGGATGGCCATCGCCGCGACCTGGATCGCCTCGGCGCGCATGCGCGCCTTGCGGTCGGGATGATTGCCCTTCACCTCGTCCCAAAGCTCATCGCGCTCCTCGTCGAGGACCGCGAAGCCCTCGTGCGCGGAGACCTGCGGTCGCGGGAACTTGGCGCGAGCCCGATCGAGCTCCGCGGCGACGTCTTTCATAACCTCAGAACGGGCATTCATCATCACAGTCAACCTCCTCGTCGTACTCGCGATCATCGTCGTCGTAGTCGTCGTCATCCGACTCGAAGCAGCCAGGCGCGCAACGCCCCGCAACGACGTGGCAGCCGGGGCACACGTAGGGGCCCGCGTCGAAGTCGTCAGGCGGCTCGCCGAGCTCGATCTTGAATCCGAGCGTCGGGACCGGGCACACGTAGATCGTCCGGTTCGGCACGTCGATGTAGGCACCGACCCAGAGGTCGAACCATCGGAAGAACGGCGTCAGGCGCATGACGTCGCCTCATCGTTCGGATCGCGCCCGCATTCGGAGCAAGAGAGAAGCGGCTCGACGCAGCCATCACACGGCGGCCTGATATGGCACGAGCAATCACGCTCGTTCTCGAAGCTGCCTTGACACCCGGGGGTGTCGCAGCTGTCGCCGACGCGGAAGCCGCTCACGAGTCGTCCTCCTCGCCCTCGTCGCACGGCATCCCGTTGGCGACGAAATTGCGGATATGCACCGCGACCTCGGCCGGAGACGCGTCGTCCTCGGGCTTCCCGTCGTACTCCTCATCCGATGGTGTGAAGAGCCACTCGAGCTCCGAAACCGACAAGCCGAACACCTCTTTCGCGGCCTCACGAACCCGTTTCCAATACGTAGTTTCGTTGGTCGAAATGAGACTGGGCGACGCGATGCCGACGCCATCCTTAAGGAGTCGCAATCCGAGCGCTCGAAACTCCGGCATCGTCGTCGCCCAACCAAACGCACACGCGGTGGTTCCGCAGGAAAGGGCTCCGTCGTCACCAAACTCTCCGCTGACCCAGCACGCGAAATCGAAACTCTTCTCCGGAATCGTATCGAGGAAATCGGCGAGTCTGAGCAAACGCGCCTTGTGAATCTCTTCCACGGTCACTCTCCTTTTGCGAATTCGCGAACCTCTGCATACGCGCGCGCAGTTCGAGCGAGCGCGACGGCAACGGCTTCGGTCACGGCCATGGCTCCAACGATCACCATCACGGTGGCGTTGAAGAGAATCCGGTCAACCATTCGAACCTCCGAGGGGCGCGCCGGAATCGAACCGACGCAGCGCTCACGCGTGGGGCCATGACCAAATCCCCACGAGCGAGCGCGCCACCTAGGCACCCCAATTGCGCATGCACGTACTTCGCCCCGAGGAGTGGGCCGGCCAAGCGCGTGGCCGTGTGTTGGTGTCCTCGTTCTGCCTGTCGTGGGCAGCCGGCGCCGAGTGCCGACCTTCCCGCCGTTACAGCGGGTGCCCCATGGTCACCTCCCTAGTTGGTCGGCTCAGCCGCGTCGCTCGTGCCGTCGTCCGCCTCATCGAAGTCGGCGTCGACGGGTAGATCTTGTTGGGAGTCAGGTTCCGCAGGAGGAAGCATCGATGCCGCGACCTCATCGACCTTCTCATCGAGCGACCGCCGGCGCTTCTTTGGCGCGGTCACCTCGACGACCTCGTCGAAGGCGTTGACGTCGCTCTCGTCGCTCGCGTGCATCGCGCGCTCGAGAAGCGGATCGTAGGGGAGGTATTTGCAAAGCCGGCGCACGGCCGTCTTGCGCGCCATCTCCTCGCCCCACGTCGACCAAGGCCCGTTCTTGGCGCCCATCGCGCGGATCTTGTTGAGGTCGCGACGCGTGACAACCTCGATCTGGATCCCGCCGTCGACGAACTCAGCGACGGCGTAGGCCGCGCGAATCTCGCCCGGATCGTCAAGTTCACTCGGGACGTGATGCAGCGTCGTGAGAGGCGAACGCTCGTACGAGAACACGTCGGCGGCGTGAACGACGTGGGCCTCGATCCGGCGAACCTTTCCGCCCCTCCGAGCGATATCGATGAGACCTCGCCAACCCGGGTCGAAATGACACTCGGTCGTGTTGTTCTTCGTGTTCTTTCTTGGCACCAGATAGCCCCGCCCCATCAAGCCGCCCGGCATGATGTTGAGGGCGGCGGAATCGAGCAAAGATCGAAGGACCGACTCCTTCGAGCACTTGGCGAGATCCGGCGTGCGCGATGCTGCGACGAGGGCAAACCGGATCAGGTCCTCCGGGCGCATCACCTTCCCGGCCGCTTCGGCGAGCTTCTTTCGCACGGCGTCCGAGCCGAGGAACTCTTTCAGGTCGCCGCCGCCACGGCGCGCGAGGGGCGCGGCGCCTGCACTACGAGTCATTTCCGTCGATGCCATTCGAATTCTCCTCACGCCCACCGGGGCAAACTCAGTTTCTTGATTCCGTTGCCGTACGCCGGCCACTCGTCGACCTCGATGCAGTCGCGCAGCGAACGGAGATTGCGATCGACCGCTTCGCGTCCTTTGAAAACCGCCTCGTCGTCGAGCGTGTAAACCGCGCACGCGTACGGTGGCTGCTTCTCAACAGCGACGAAGACGAAGTCTTCGATCTCGATGCCCGCCATCGAGAAGCCGTGATCGTAGTGCGCGTTCTGAACGTGGTATCGGTACTTCGCGCACGATCGCGCGAAAGCGTCCTCGCGGGCATCTTCGGTCGTTTTCAGGTCGAGGATGATTCCGAGGTTCGGCACGAGCCAATCCGCGCGTGCCTTGCAGATGATGCCGGTGTCGAGGTCCTCCCATCGCGCCGTGACCTCGGCTTCCCCGCGCGACAAGAGCGGCGCGACCTTCGGGTGCCGCCGGATCGATCGGGCCATGCCTTCGCTCGCGATCCAATGCTCCTCGCTTACCGGCTTCTTGCCCTCGTTCGCGGCCTTCCACTCGGCCTTCTTCTGCTTGTTCTCTTTGAACCGCTGATCGCCGTGGTCGGGCGCCTGCACGTACGTCGAAGCGAACAGGTCCGGCTCGAACACGCGAGCGTGAGTGATGACGCCGAGCTCGAGAGCGTCGGTCGCAGGACGCTCGTGGCCATCGAGCCAAGCCTTGTAGTGGGCGGCCGAGCGCTCGAGGATGTCGAGCACGGTCTTGCTTACGACGCCGGGCGCGCGAGCGTGGTAGATGTCCGCCGGCATGCCTCGGTAGATGCCCGTCGCGGCGTGGGCAAAGTCGAAGTCGGCGTAGGCGGCGCCGCTGGTTACTACGCTGGTCACGATGCGACTCCCCAGAGCTCGCGCGCCGCGTCTCGCATCTCGCGAACGACCATGCCAACACTCGACGATGACAGGTCGTTCAAGCTCACGACACGGCCGGAATCGGGATTCGTGATCTTCAACTTGCTAATGTTGAAGTTCGTAATCCTGACGGTGGCCTGACAATGCAGTTCGCGTTTTACGCCGCCAACATCGAGACTGAGATATCGCTCTACGATGCTCTCGCGTGGCGGCGGAGGCAAAAGCGTATGTGGCCGACTGGCCGACGGTGCGAGCATGACTGGTCCTCCACGCGCAGATCGCGTGCGGCGTGAGTTGACGGAGCGATTGCGCCTACGACCTCGCGTCGTCGCGCCCGCACCGTTGAACCAATCAGTACGTCAAAACTTTTACGTACGCAAGGTGACGTGACGAAAAATCGTTACGGGGCCTCGAATCTCTCGTCGAGATCGAGCATCACCCGGCGAGGATCGTCACGGAACACGACCCGTCGCGTGCCTTCGACCGGGCGCCTTGCCCACTGTCGGAGCGTTCCTTCGGGAGGCCAAACAGCGTCGGACGGGCCTCGAACACGCACGCGCGCGGGGCTGATCACGGCAAGCGGTCGGCCGGTGACCTCGCCAAGCCGAAGAGCGGCGCCGGTCTCGGTCGTCCTGAATGTGCTGGAGAGCGCGGGCAGGTCATCCCCAAGCGCCCGCCGCGCAGCGAGGAACGCACGGCGAGGCGCGAGAAGAGCGCCCGCGAGGTAGTCGGCCGCGCGCTCCTCGTCGTCGTTGCGGAAGTGGTGTCGACCGATCAGCCAGTGCCCGAGCTCATGGGCGATCGCAAAGAGCGCATACTCGTCAGGCAGGGAGCGCGCGATCATGATGCGCCACTCGCCCTCGACGCGAACGAGCGCAGAGGGGCCGTGGAGAGGTCTCTTGCCACGGACGATGGAGTGTCGGCCCAGCAGTGCACGCGCGACGCGCACGACGTCCGGTCGTTCCTCCTCGATGCCGCTCTCGCCGTAGGCGGAGCTCGCGATTCCCTCTAGTTCGTACGGCTCCAAAACACCCCATGGACGCTCCATCCCGCGGGTGCCGCAATCCTCCCTGGGTAGGATGGGCCAACTTTTCGGCGATGCGAGCTAGCTACGGCGGCGCTTGTTGACCTTCGGAACCGAGCTCAGCCCGCCACCGATGTCGTCGCCTTCGATCGGCGCGCCGCCGTACCGGCGCGTCCAGCGCGAGCGCCCGTCACGAGCCTCGTGGAGCCAGTCGAGCGCTTGCTCTTCTGTGAGATCGGCGCCGGTGAGGCCGCGGGCGAGTCCGGAGGCCGCTACGACTTCGTCGTCGGTCCAACCGTGCTGCGCGCGCGTGGTGCGAGCGACGTGTTCGATCGTCGGCAGGATGAGATCGGACACGGTCGTCGGCTGCGGCCGCCGTGGCGTTTCGCGACGTCGCCTCAGCTCCGCGAGTTCGATGCGTCCGCGCAGGTAATCCGCCGCGGTCTGCGGGTCCACGCCGACAGCGCGGGCAACGCCCTCGCTCCACCGTTGAGTCTTCGCGAGCGACTTGCCGTTGGCGGCGTTGTTGATCTCGACGCGGCGCAGGCCTCCCGGGTCGCTCGAGGGGTCGCCTGAGGACTCCGCGAACGCTTCCTGCGTCATGTCGAGCGCACGAAGCAGCGCCCGCACGCGGAGCGCGACCTCGCGATGCTCGCCCGTTACCTCGTCCAAGCCCTCTTCGATGTCGTCCCGCGCCGGCATGACGTACAGATTTGCACGCATCATGTCTGACCTCCAAGAAAGCAGAGTTTTGCGTCACGCTTGACACGTAAAACTTTTTACGGCACACCTGGAGCATGCTTCGACCGCCGCGCCGCATAGTTCGCGGCCCGCGATTCGATGGTGCGCGCGTGCTCGATCAGCTCCTGCGCGACATCAACGAATCCGTGCCGACGTTTTGCCGAAAACACGGACTCGACCGATTACTGATTCAACGAATTCTCGGGGGACGCACGAAGCGGCCGCCGGACGCGGACGTCGCCCACAAGATCGCGATTGCGACTGACAGTCGCGTGGATACTTCGATGTGGAAACTGGCAAGTCTCCGCTGGGACGAGACCAAGAATACCGACGTTCGCAAGGTCGGTTGATTCGTCGCGAGTCGCGGCCGACGCGAGATTGCCGAAGTTCATAGCGCCACGGTGAGGCCAATCGAGTGCCTCCGCAAGATGGCTCAGCCGTTCAGCTGACCATATGTATGCATTATACACTCAACTGTCATTCGGTAGGCCGGAGTAATTCGATGGGAAATCGTGGCATTTTGGACGATCGGCACCGCCGGCACGGGCTTCGTTTTGACGAGGTCTGTTCCTATCGCGACTGCACTGCACAGGTGCCCCCCGGCGTGTCACGGTGCGCGAAGCACAACGAGAAAACCGGATACGACCGAACGTCAGCTCGCTTCTGGTCGGATGCGGCGATGCGGGAGCTGTGCCGCCGGACGCGGCCGCTCCCCGATTGGATGCTCGATCCGTCGTTGCTGCCGAAGCGGCCGCCGTGCGCGCCGGGAGTGACGTCGTGAGGCGCCCTCTTCTCGCGCGCGGCCTCTTCTGCCCGATGTGCGGTCGGCACCCGACTGCATGGGTGCACGTCGAATACTGCCAACGGCGAGGGTCGAAATGACCGGCGATGGGCTGCGAGCGATCCCAGGCTGGCCCGGCTACTTCGCGTCCGAGGACGGCCGCATCTTCTCGACGTGGCATCGCGTGCACGTGTCCGGCCTCACGTGGCGAACGTCGCCCGATGGTCCTCTTCGCGAGGTCCCGCAGTTCGACCGACGGAGTTCGCGCGGCAAGCCGACGCCCTATCGCACCGTCGCGCTACGTCCGCGCGCCGCCGGGAAGGCGCGATCGGTGAACAAATACGTTCACGAGCTCATCGCACTCACGTTCATCGGACCGCGTCCTGAAGGTACCGAGATCCTCCACGGCCCGGCGGGGTCTGGCGTGCACCGCGCATCGAATCTGCGTTACGGCACGCCGGAAGAGAATAGCGCCGAGCGGCAACTCTGCTCGGGCGAGGCATGGTACCGAGCGCGTGGCCTCGCCGTGCCCGAGCACGCGTTCGCCGACCTCCTCGCCAGGGCGTCATGACTCGATGCATCGTCCGAGCGTCGGCGCACGCGCACTTCCCTGAAGAGGGAGCGCGGCTCTACGCCGGTCCGTGCCGGTGCGGTTCGCTCGAACGCTGCGAGGTGTGCAGCGTCGAACACGTGCTCGTGACGCGCTGCCGTTCGTGCGCGCGCAGCGGGCAACTTCCTCTCTTCGCCGCCGGGTCGGTAGCCCTGACGGCTTAGGCCAATACGAATCGGAGGTGAGCTTTGAAAGACGTTGAACGTGACTTGGTGGTCGAGCTTCGAGACGTGGTCAATCGCATACGTCGCGACATCCCGACTCGTGTCGACTTTGACGATCTCCTGAGTCGTTCGGCCGACTCGATTGAGAATCTCTGCAACGCCGCCGACGCAAGGGCCGACAACTTCTTTACTGGCGACGACGACGAGGAGGGGTGATGCAAATCACGGCCGCAAAAAAGGACCTGGTGCGCGCCCTAGCGCGCGCGCAGGGCATCGCGAACCGAAAGAGCACGATCGCCGCCCTCGCGTGCGTGCTCCTCCAGACCATCGAAGGCGACAGGCTGCAGATCGCCGCCACGGACCTATTCGTGACGGTCGTCGACGTCGTCGCGCTCGACGGCCCGCCTCGCCAAACTGGCGGCGTCGCGCTGAACGCACGCGATCTCCTCGATCGCGTGAAGGCGCTCCCCGACGGGCCTGTGCATATCGAGACGTCGGAGCGCGCGACGGCCACCATTCGGGGGACCGGTAAACTGAAGTACACACTTCGCGGACTGCCGGCCGACGATTACCCCTCGTTGCCTTCGCCGAAGGCGAGGGCCGCCGAACTCGAGATTCCCGCGAACGCACTGGCGGGATTGCTCGACCGCGTGCACTTCGCGATTTCGCAGGACACGACGCGCGCGCACGTCAACTCTTCGTTGCTCGCCTGGGGGAACGGCGAGGCGCGCATGGCTGCAACGGACGGTCATCGCCTGTCTGTCGCGGCGTGCTTCGCGACCGCGCCGAAGGACGGCCGCGCACTGCTCTCTCAGGCGGCGGTGACGGAGCTCCGGAAGATCGTCGGGGAGCTGGGGGACGAACCGATCACGGTACGCCGTGACGGTTCGGTGGTCTTCTTCGTGCACGGCAATGTCACGTTCGGAACGAAGCTCGTGGACGCCGAGTTTCCGCCGTACGAGCAAGTCATCCCGAACACGTCCGCGAGTGCTCGAGCGCAGATCCCTCGGAAGGCGTTCGCGGACGCGGTCCGCGCCGTTGCGCTCGCTTCCGATTTCTCGGCCGACCAAAACGGGGCCTCTGGCGTCGGCGTGATCATCGCCCTCGGAGAGGGCGTCGCGCATGTGTCGTGCGAGTCCGCGCGAAAAGGGTTGGCGACGAACGAGGTCCCGATCGAGTACGCGGGTAAACCTCATCGTGTGCGCGTCGAACCTCGGTACGTCCTCGAGGTGCTCGGGTGCCTCGAAGACGAAGAGGTAGAGGCGTTCTTTACGGGCGAGCTTCACCCGATCGTGTTCCGTCCGGCGACCGGCGACACGTTCGTGGTGATGCCGATGAGGCTTTGAATCGAAATGCGCGACTACGCAAAAGTTTCGCCGCTCTTCTGGATTCGAGGCTCCGGGAAAGCCCTGCGAGGCGATGCCGATGCGCTCGTCGTCGCGCTCTACCTCGTGACGTGCCCCGCCGCGAACATGATCGGCGTCTACTACGTGCCGGTCGTGACGATCGCCCACGAGACCGGCCTCGGCGGCGAGCGCGTCGCGAGCGCGCTCGCGAGAATCGGCAAGGCCAACTTCGCCCACTACGACGCCGAAACGGAAATGGCCTGGGTCCCGAACATGGCCAGCTACCAGATCGGCGACGAGCTGAAGCCGGGGGACAAGCGGCGAGGCGGCGTGATCGCCGAGCTCGCGAAAGTCTCCGGAAGCCCCTTCGCCGAGGCATTCCTGACCAGATACGCGACCGCGTATGGCATCGAAGCCCCTTCGAAGCCCCTTCGGAGCCCCTCCGAAAGTGTGGCGAAAGAGTCCCTTCGAAGCCCCTTGGAAGCCCCTTCGAAGGGGTTGCACGATCCTCGGGAAGAGCAGGAGCAGGAACAAGAGCAAGAGCAGGAGCAGATCCCACCTACGCACTCTCGGCTAAAGGACCGGAAGAGCGCGCGTGAACCGTCGACGCCGAGTGCGCGCGGTTCGGATCCCGAGTCGAAGTCGTCGACGCCGATTGCTCCGCCGACGTCGAGCCAGGATCGCGTTTCGTCGCCCGATGCAGCACGAGGCGCATCGGCGAACGAAAGCGCGTCTGGGGGCAACGTCGGCGAATTGCCGGCGTGGTTCCGAGAGGCGGCCGAAACGGTCGCGATGAATGCCGGGCTCCGTGCCGACAACCTGCCGGCCCTGTGGCTCGAGTACGTCGGCTCGCGAGGTCGAAAGACGCTGAGCCCGAATGCCCAGGACGCCACGGGCTGGCTCGCATCGGTGCTCCGCAACGAGCGCTCGCGGGCGACATCGCGTGCCGGATCGAAGCGCGGCGCCGAGATCACGAAGCAGCCGTCTGACCCCAACGCCCCATGGCTCCGGGAGTTTTCTCGATGACTTTCCGATTCGACGAATTCGCACCAAACATCGCGGCCATCGTGGCCGAGCACGCCGAACACGCCCGCTCGTGCAAAGCGACAGCCTGCGAACGGTGCGGGCGAGTTCCGGAGCCAGAAGCGCTCTCGCCGGAAGATCAGGCGCGACGCACGTGGATTCGATGGGCGCGTCCGGCGCTCGAGGGGCTCCCGCTTGGCCCCGACGGTCAGCCGCCCGCACGACTCACGGACGCGTGGCTCGTTCGGCTCGTGGGACCATCGCGCATCGCTCAAGCTCGACGGACTCTCTCGAAAACGAGAGTGCTCTTCGTCGGTGATGCTGGAACGGGCAAGACGGCGCTCGCCGTCGCGATGATGCAGGCGGTCCTCGCCGCCGAGGTCGGCACATCGACCGGGCGAGCTCGGCACCGATTCGTGTCCGCGCATGCACTCGCAAAGGCCCGCGCGGGTCACCCCCTCGGAGCCGGCGAAGCGCCGCTCGTCGTCGATGCGCTCGCGAGCCCGCTCCTCGTGATCGATGAGCTGGGAGGCGAGGACGCTCGGTTCGGTTCATCCGTCGCAGAGGTCATCTACGAGCGACACGCGCGTAACCGGCAAACGTGGATCACGACGGGCGTTGCCACGCGCCTGCTCGGCGATCGTTACGGCGGCGGCATCGCTCGACGCATCACCGAAGGCGCCGAGCCGTTCGAATTCTGGAGGTCACCGTGAGCATCCGCATCGAGCGATTCAGCGGCGGCGTGCGCGTCACGTTCCCGCTGCACACCGAGAATCCGAACAACGGCGCGCGGGGCTGGTCGAAGAACGCAGCCATGGCCCGAGCTCGCGAGGACAAGCGCCGACGCGAGACGACGAAAGCCGTCGTGCTGGCCGTCCGTCCGCACCCGCCCTTCCCCGTCATCGTGACGGTCACGCGCGGCGCGCCTAGCTCGGGGCTCGACGAGTGGGACGGCCTCGGCGCGGCCCTCAAGCGCGTGATCGACGGAGTTGCCGACGCGCTCGGCCTCCCCGGCGACCGCGACCCTCGAGTCGAGTGGCGGAAGAAACAGAGGCGCACGCCGAGCGGCGTCTACGAGGTCACTGTCGAGATTGTTTCGGCTCCGTCCGGTACGACCGACCAGCCACCGCGCGATCGAAACTCGAGGAAACGGAAGGGGTCAAGTCCCGAAGCCGTCGCGCGCGACATCGCTCTAGTAAACGAGAGTTTGTGCCATCCTGCTGGAGGAACGCAATGAGACGGTCGACCTTGAAGCGCCTCGCGGCGACGGTCGTTCGCGACGTCTTCGATTCGCCCGGCCCCGTCGTGTTCCCGAGTGGGCGAGCGGTCGGGATGTCACGCATGGACGAGCGCACTCAGCGGCTCTTGTTCGGAGTAAGCGTTCGAGAGGTAGAAGCACGTTTCAACGGCGTGCCTTTCGACAGCGTTACGGAGGTGTCTTGGGGGCAAGCGGACCGTCTCGAGCGGATATTGCAACGCGAGCTCTCCGCATCGCTCGCCGTTGATGAGCGCGAATGGAGACGGGCATGGTGGGCAACGTTCGGGGGCTGGACATGAGCAAGCGTCAGTGGAAACGGAACCGAGCTCGCGTTGAGAGACGCGTGCGGTCGAAGGAGCCTATCGCTGCGTTCGGCGCGTTCAACGTCGTCGCGGTGCATGACCACACGAGGTGCGAGCACTGCTACGGCCGAGTGTCGGTCTACGGGCTAGGCCAATGCCCACCGTGGTACGTCACCCAGCATCACTCGCGGTCGGGCTGCATCATCGCGCTCGACTCGACACGTCCGATGCCGTTCGGTCCGGTGCCGCCGCCTCGACGTGTCGCACACGGTGAGACCCCGGGAACAGTGTTTGGGGGTGTTCATGCCACGGGGCAGCGCGAATGCGTGGACGGAGCCTCCGGCGATGGGAAAGTCCGTACCCGTACCGAGGTGCAGCCGTGACCGCGCCCCGTCGTACTGCCGGCAGTCACCTCGTCGCCGAGCTCGTCGCGCGCATCGGAGCGGCCGAGTTCGGCCGACGCGTCCAGACATCCGAAGGGATGGCGCGCCACATCGCGACGGCTCGGAAGACACCGGGAAAGGACCTGCAACAACGCATCGCCGACAAGTTCAAGATCACCGTGGACGCTTGGTCGATCCCGATGACCGAGGACAAAGCGTCGCCGCCACGCAAGTCGAAGGCCGCGCCGAAGGCGCGTGCGAAGCCGGCACCGGCACCGCCCGAGACGAGGACGGCGCCGTCGGTCCCCGCGCGGTCGTCAAAGCGCGTGTCGGGCATCGAAAACCTTCGGTCGGTGATCGAGAAGTTCGACGAGTGGATCGATGCGGCCGACGAAGATTCTGACGTCTCGATGACGGCGCGAGCAGCTTTGGCCAACGGCAAGGCGAACGCCGCCGACAAGCTCGCCAAGCTGCAAGGCGAGCAGGAGATCACTATGAGCCAGATCGTTCGGTCGAAGGCCTGGCAGGAGATGCTCAAGGCGCTCGAACCCGTGTTCGCGAAGCACATCGAAGCGGCTAACGACTTTGCCGCCGCGCTCGAGGCGCTGGAGGCGCAGTAGTTCGTGGGAGCCGCCCTCAAAGAGCGCGAACGACGAACACGCGCACGCACGCCGGCAAGCGACCTGCGGCGGATGCTTCGCCGCGTCGTCTCTGCGAACCCGGTGTCGTTCGGCCTCTACAGGGGGCGCCCTGTCGAGTTCTTCCGCGAGGTCCTCGGGCTCGAGCCGAGCGAGCAGCAAATCAAAGTGCTCGAGGCGACGACGCGGAAGCGGTCGAACGGCGGATGCCGCGTGAGTGTCCCGAGCGGACGCGCGACCGGAAAGTCGGTGCTCGACGTTGGGCTCGCTCTGCACTTCGCTGCAACGGAGGGGCCAAACGCCCTCGTCATCTTCACCGCGCCGACCTTCAAGCAGATCCAGCGCATCCTCTGGCGCGAGCTTCGCCAGATCCTGGCGCGCGCGCCGGTCCCCGTGTGCATGAACGTGGCAAAGCTCGCATCAACGGGAGCCGAGTTCTTTGATGGCTCGCTCATCATCGGGCTCGTCGGAGACTCGCCCGAGGCCTTCCAGGGACTCCGAGCCCCGAAAATGCGCGTCATCGGCGACGAGTCGAGCGGTATCGAAGATGACACTTTCGTTGCCCTCGAAGGCAATCTCGCCGGTGGCGGCGATTTGATTTTGACGGGCAATCCGACGCGCGACGAGGGGTATTTCTTCGACAGCTTCTCCGGCAAGCTCGACTTCGACGTAATCCGCCTGTCGAGCATGCAGAGCCCGAACGTCGTGCACGGCAAATCGATCGTGCCGGGCATGGCGACGCGCGAATGGATCGAGGCGCGCAAAAAACAGTGGGGCGAGGACTCGCCCATGTTCAAGATTCACGTGCTCGGCGAGGCAGCGAACCTTGCCTCGTCGCGGCTCTACTCGAAGGGCCTCGTGGATGCAGCCGTCGCGCGGTGGGCGAAGGCGAAGGCCGCCGGCCGTATCGTCATCGGAGTGGACCCCGCCGGAGAGACCGGCATGGGCGACGAGAGCTCGTTCGCGCCGCGCCGTGGCGACAAGGTGCTTTGGATTCGTCGACGCCGTGGGTTGAGCGCGGATGGTCATGTCGTCGAGGTCAACGGCATGATTCAAGAGATCCGAAACCACCGTTCGAACGTGGGTGACTCGTCGGTTCGGCGAAAGGCGCTCGTCGTCGTCGACCGAGACGGCGACGTCGGCGCGAAGGTCTACAACGCCCTCGTTGCCGAGGCGGAGAAGCCTGACGCTTTGTTCGAAGTGATCGGCGTGCGCGGCTCTGAGCGGGCGCGATCGGCGGACATCGACAAGGTCCGTGACGACCTGGCGATCTCACTTGTTGCCCGGCTCCGCACCCTGGGCATCCCGAACGAGCCGAAGCTACTCGAAGAGCTCGCGAGGATTCGCGTCATCGAAATCGAGAACGGGCGCGCGAAGATCGTCGGGAAGAAGACACTCCGAAAAGAGCTCGACCGTTCGCCCGACAGCTTCGACTCGCTCACGCTCTGCGCGTACCACGACGACGACGCCGAGGGCGTGGGCGGCGAGGACGTAGGCGCCACCGACGACGTCGAAGAGCTGGACATGTGGGACGCGGCTCAGGCCATGGATCCGTACCAGGGGGTAGCGTGATGCGGTCGGAGGGAGCCCGTTTGCTTGGGGCCGTCGAGGGGACACAGAAGGACGTCGCCGCGCGAGTAGGCGTGTCGCAAGCGACGGTTTCGTCATGGGTGAGCGGCAAGCGCGTACCCGATCCGGACCAGAGGGACTTGCTCCGCCGGGCGTTCGACATCCCATTGTCGGCGTGGCCTGGCGTGTGGAACGACGCGCTCCAGCGCATCGTCGACAAGCTCGCAGAGCGCGATCCGGACCTACTTGCGGAGCTCGCCGAAGATCTGAATTCGCTTCTTTGATGATTATTCGTGGCGTTGATAATCGGTGTGGCAGCTTCCTAATCGATGGGAGAGCGCCACGATCCGGGCGTTGCGTTGGTGCGCGAGTTCGTCTCGCGGGCCCGCGAAGCGTTGGCTTCGAGAGCGCCGACGCGAGGGTCCACACATGAGCTGAAACCAGGTGTTTCCGGTACGGCCTCGCCCACCGTCGACGACGACGTCTTCGCGCTTCCGGTCCCATCGCACGACCCGTACGACGCGATCGGCGCGTGGGGTGACCTTTGAGCCTCCGGACGCGCCTCGCTGCGCTCTTGGGGATTTCGACGTTCACGGCCGCCGTAGGCGCCTCGTCGCTGCCGTCCTTGGGCGACCCCGAGATCGATGCGCGCCGCGAGCAGTACGGCGGACAGATCGCGCAGCTGCCTACGACGCAGACGCGGTGGAATCTTTCCGACCTCGAACACGCCGAACGTATGGCGGACACGGGCGACCTTTCGAAGGCGGCGCAGCTCATGCGAACCGTTCGAAAGGACGGTACGGTAGCTGGCGTTCTCGAGGCTCGAGCCGGCGGCGTCGTTCGCTTGCCGAAGAAGTTCCGCGGCAATCCCGAGATCACCGAGGCCCTCGAGGTCGGACACGACTCCGTGCGCTCGGTCTTCGATGAGATGTTTCCCGCGCAGGAACTCCAGACCTTCGCGGGAGACGTCATCCTGCTCGGCGTCGGCGTCGGCGAGCTGGTCCCGGTCGAGGGCCGCGACTACCCGGTATTCGTTCGCCTCGATCCGGAATTCCTCGTCTATCGGTGGAGCGAAAACCGCTGGTACTACCGCGCCGTCATCGGCCTACTGCCGATCACGCCCGGCGACGGGCGATGGGTCCTTCACACGGTAGGCAGGATCTCACCGTGGAATAATGGGCTCTGGCGCGCGATTGGCCGTGCGTGGATCGACAAGGAGCACGCGCGCCTAAATAAATCGAACTGGGAAAACAAGCTCGCGAACCCTGCGCGCGTGGCTGTCTCCCCGTCGGGCGCTTCGCAAAAGCAAAAGCAATCGTGGTTCCGCGCCGTCATGGCGTGGGGCATCAATACCGTCTTCGGCCTCGAGCCTGGCTATGACGTCAAGCTCCTCGAGAGTAACGGAGTCGGATACGAGTGCTTCCTCAAGACCATCGAGAAATCCGACCGCGACATTGTGATCGCGCTGTCGGGGTCCACGGTGCTCGTCGACGGCGGCGCCGGGTTCAGCAACTCGGATATCCACGCCTCGATTCGTGCCGACATGATCAAGGGCACGGCCGATGGCCTGGCGTACACGATCAACACGCAGGGTATCCCGCAGTTTGTGCTCGCTCGATGGGATGAGGACGCGCTCGAGCAGTCCGCGATCGTCGAGTGGGACGTGTCCCCTCCGCAGGATCGGTCGGCCGATGCGGACTCCCTCGTAAAGGCAGGCCAGGCCCTCGCGGCGCTCACGACCGCGGCTACCGCCAGCGGACACGAGATCGACATCGAGGCCTTTGCTCTCCGCTTCCGAATCCCGCTCCGTCAGAAGACTCGTCAGAAGACCGAGCAAACGACGGTGACGTCGCTCCGCCTGCCTGCGCAGGGCGCCGCGCCGATGAAGGAGGCCGCGTGAAGCGCTTCCTTCCTATGGGCCTTCTGGCTCTCTCTGCCGACGCGTGGGGAATGGAACTCACGGCGGGACCGAAGGCGACGAAGCCGTTTCACCTCGAGGGGGATTTCGCGGTCGTCAAGGTCGTCGGTCCGCTCGTTCAGCACCCGGACGTTGACGAAGTTTGCGACAGCTACCACGGCATCGCGGAACGCTTCGTCGAGGCGTGCAAGAGCGCCGCGCCCGCGATCGCGCTCAAGATCTCCTCCCCAGGCGGTCAGGTTGCCGGTTGCTTCGAGCTCGCGGCGCAGATGCGGGACCAAGCGGCAGCCGCAGGCAAGCGCCTCGTCGCGTATGTCGATGGCCTCGCAGCGTCGGCGGCCTACGCGTTGGCGTGCGCCGCGAGCGAGATCGTCATCCCGCCGAGCGGCGTCGCGGGCTCCATCGGAGTGCTTCACGTGCTCATGGACACCACGAAGCTCGACGGCGCGATGGGAGTTGGTTACGCGATGATCGCGTCCGGCTCCCGCAAGGTCGACGGCAACCCGCACATTGCTCTCTCTGATGAGGCGCGCGCGGCCGTCCAGACCGGCGTCGACGACATGGCCGAGCGGTTCTTCGAGCTCGTTGCCGAGAGCCGACGGATCGGCGCGGACGCCGTCCGCGCGCTCGAGGCGGGCGTGTTCGTAGGACAGAAAGCGGTGGCCGCGGGTCTCGCGGACCGCGTGCAAACCTTTGCCGAGCTCGTCAGCAGCCCGGCGAACCAAACCACGGCCCACGCGGCCACGGAGGAAAGCATGGGCTGGAAAGAGGCGATGCAGAAGGCCGCCGACGAAGGCGACGAGGACGCAAAGAAGGCACTCGCCGCGCTCGAGGCCGACGAGGAAAAGAAGGACAACGGCGACAAGGCCGAAGGCGAGTCGGACGAAAAGAAGGACGACGGCGACAAAGCCGAAGGCGACTCGAACGACGACGAGCAAAAGGACGACAAGCCGGCCGCCAAGGCGAACGCGGCGGCGCCGTCCGCGCGCATCGTGTCGCTCGATGACGTTCGCGCGATCGTTGCGGAGAACGACGAGCGAAAGGCGCTTCTCGCGTCGCGCTCGGACCTCCCGAAGGAGACGATCGACTCGTTCGCCAAGCTGCCGATCGCGAACCTTCGCGAGGTGGTGAAGAGCACGCCGCGCGTCGCCTCTAAGGGGCAGGTGAACGCCGCGCGCGCTGCGCTCGCGGTGAATCCGACCGTGGGCGACCCGAAGGTAGCCGCCTCGCCCGAAGCGGACAAGGAGGCTGAGGAACTGCGTGTCGCGATGGGCCTCTCGTCTCCTCGCGCGCTCACCGAGATGCGCATCGACGAGAACGGAGTGACCACCTTCCCGCTGATGACCCCGACCCTCGCGCGTGAGCGAGCAGCGAAGAAAGGAGCCGTCTGATGGCTGCCATTACGACTCAGCGCGACGGCTCGATCCGGATCGTCGATTTCGACAAGCGCCCGCTCGCCGCTGGCGTGGTCGCCCGCAAGGGAGGCCGAGTTGCTGTGAACGCGACCGGCTTTTACTGCCCCGCAACGGGGGCGGCGACAGAGCTGGTGCTCCACGCCATCTTCGTCGAGACCGTAGACAACAGTGGTGGAGCGGCTGGCGCGAAGAGCGCGAACGTTCGCTTCTTCCGCGAGCGCACGCTCCTTCTCCAGAACAACGACGCGGGGACCGCGGTGACGACCGCCGCCCGGGAGCGAGTTTGTTACCAGCTCGATGACCAGACGGTCACCGGCGACAACGCGAAGGCTCCCGCCGGCGTCGTTTACGACGTCACGGCGGAAGGCGTGTGGGTCGACGAGGGCGTGTCGGGAACCGGCGTCACGGACGTGGACTGAGGAAGGGACGGAGCCATGCAAATCACCCCGACTTGGATCGGTAATTTCGAGACCAACCTCCGCACGCTGATCAACGGCTCGTCCGAGTATCAGGCTCGAAACCTGTTCTGGGACAAGTACATGTCCGTGCAGCAGTCGGCGACTCTGCGCGAGCTCTTCTTCTTCATCATCGAGGCCGCTCAGATTCGCAACGAATCGCAGGGCGGAAACAAGCGCTTCGACGACATGTCGGCGGCGATGCTCGAGATCGTCAACGAGAACTTCGGTGACGGCCTCATCCTCACGAAGAACGAAATCAACGACAACGTCATGGCGAACCCGGGTCTCGGGGGCGTATCCGCCATGAAGTTCGCCGAGAGCTGGGCTCGGCAGATCGGTGCAGCGGCCACCCGATGGCCTCAGGATCTCCTCTTCCAGCTACTCGCGTCCGGCGAAAGCGCCAACGGATACGACAACGTTCCGTTCTTCTCGACCGCGCATCCGGTCCACCTCTACCGATCGAGCGCTGGCGTGTTCGCCAACCTGTTCACCGGAGCCGAGGTCGCTCCTGTCGGGGCCAACGCGGGGTCGCCTGGGAAGTGTCCCATCGACGTCACGAACGCGGCCAGTCTCGACACGGCGGCGGCGAATCTCTGGCGTGCGGTGGCATACATCCAGGCGCTCAAGGGGCCGAACGGCAAGCCGCGAAACCTCCGCGTGCGCCGCCTCCTTTGCGGGACGGGTCTCACGCAGCGCGCGATCCAGGTCGTCGATACGAAGATGCTGACGGCGAACGGCATCGAGAACGTCCTGTCTCGATACCAGATCGAAGTCGACTCCGCCGCCGAACTGCCGGCCAACTCCGTCGACTACTACCTCGCGTGCGAGATGGTCCCCGGACTCACCGGGCCGACGGTCCTGCAACAGCGTGAACCGTTCACGCTCACGAGCTTTACCCCAGACACCCAGGTGGAGCTTGCGCGCAAGAAGGTCTTCCAGTGGGACTACGACGGCCGCGGCGCTGGCGCGTACGGCATGCCCGAACTGATCTTCAAGGTCAAAGCGACCTGACGCGCTGACGACGCGCTAACGACATCACCCACCGACGTCCGAGCCTGCCCTCTCAGTGAGGTGCGGGCTTGCGGCGTTGGAAGCATGCCGCTCGCGAACTCGTATCTCGACGTCGACGGTCTCAAAGCGTACGGGCTCGCGCCCGATGCGCTCGTCGACGGCGCGCACTTGCCGCCCTCTCCGCCGGCGTTGCGGGCGGCATGGCGCACGTTCGTCGAGGCGCGGCTCCGCTACTGGACGTCGGAGATCAACGCGAAGCTCACGAAGCGATACGCGGTCTCTCTGAAAGAGCCATTCGTCGAAACCGTCCTTGGTTGGCTCGCGGCCCTCGTGACGCCGGACCTGTACCGCAAACGCGGATGGGACCCCTCGGACGCGCAGGCCTCGGACCTCATCGAGCAGGCGGACAAGGTCGCCGAAAAGCTGCAGGAGGCCGCCGACGCGAAAGACGGTCTCTACGAGCTCCCGCTTCGACAGGACACCAGCGAGAGCGGTGTCGAGAAGGGCGGGCCCCTTTTCTATTCCGAGGCGGATCCGTACACGTGGACCGACGTCCAAGCGGAGGCGATCCGTGGGCGGTAAGCAAGCGCTCGACGCCTTCATCGCCGGCATCGAGAGCCTTCGCACGCTCAACGAGCAGGTTGCGCGCGAGGCTGAAGAGCCCGTCGCCGACGTGTTCCGCGAGAACGCTCGGCGCGGCGTGACGCCCGACGGAGACGCGTGGCCGGAGAAGGCCGACGGCGGTCGTGCGCTCCCGAAGGCCGCCGACGCGGTCGAGTCGAGCGCCCAGCGCAATCGCATCACCGTGAAGGTCGGCGCGCCGTACGTCTTCCACAACTGGGGCGCCGGCGGCTCGAGCCAGACAAAAGAGGCGAAGCGCCGACGCAAGCACGCCGCGAAGCAACGCGAAGAGAGCGGCAAGAAATCGAAGTTTCACGCGCCGCGTCGGCAAATGCTGCCGGACGCGGGCGCGGACGTTCCGGCCGCCGTGTCGGAAGTGCTCAAGGACACGGCCGCGCGGGTCTTCCAAGACGCGACGAAAGGGGGCGGCTGATGTTCGTCAAGATCGTCGACGACGCCCGTGCCTGGTTCGCCGCACAAGGTATCGACGCGCCGATCGTCGAGGAGGTCGAAGAGCTCGTCGCGCAGGACAACTACAGCCCGACGACATCGAACCGCGTCGCGTTCGTCACGGCGTCGAACCTCGACATCATCGCGCCGACGCAGGTCGGCGACGGCGACGACGGCGAAGGCCGCCAGCTCTCCAATCTGGATTACGCATTCGAAGTTCACATTGCAGGGTTCGACCCGGATAGCCCGACGCGAATGCTCGCGCACCGGCGCGTGTGCATCGCGCTACTCGAGGCGCTCGAACAGTCGTTCGTTCGGAGCGCGTCCGGTCTCTACGCCCTCGGAACCGGTGAGTGGAACGACGAGCGAAAGCACGGCCGCCACGGCGCCGAGCTCATCGTCCCGCTGAAAATCAACGTTCCGCTGTCCGACGTCGACAGCGCGACGGCCCACCCCGCTCCGAAGCCCGGAGCCCCCAAACCAGTCCCGTGAGGCGTTCATGATTCCTGGCGTTTCCAATGACAAGACCGACGGCAACATCGCCGCTACTTCGGACACCGATCGCATTCTGGCCATCATCGGGCCGGCCTCGGCGGGGCCGTTCGATCAGCCAACCGCGCTCACCAGCAAGAACGACGTGCTCTCGACCTTCAAGTCGGGCTTGCTCGCGCATATCGGGACATACGCGATCAGCAAAGGCATCCCCGTCGTTCTCATCCGCTCGAATCCCGCTATGCCTGGCTCGTACGGGACCATCGTCACGTCCGGGGTGCACGGAACGGTGACGGTCACCGCGGGCGCCACGAAACCCGATGACGATTACGACGTCATCGTCGAGACCCTCACTGGGGGCGCGCTCGGCACCGCAGGGATCACGTTCCGTTACTCGCTCGACGCTGGCGTGTCGTGGTCGGATGAAACCGCTCTCGGAACGTCGCTCACGCTGACATGCGATGGCGGCGTCTCTTTCACGCTCGCGGCCGCGGCGGCGACGCTGCTCAAGGGAGACTCATGGTCCGTGTCGACCAAGGGGCCGCAGGTCGGGACGTCGGATCTGGAGGACTCGTTCAACGCGCTCACCGATTACGCGGGCGAGTGGCTCCGGGTGCTGGTCCTCGCCGATGCCGACGCGACGATGCTCGCCCAGGGCAACGCGTTCGCAACGAGCTTCCACGCCGAGGGCAAGAACCCCGAGGTCATCATGAACACGCGCCCGCGCGGCGCGACGGAGACCGTGGCGGACTACATCGCCGCGATGGCTCTCATCCGAAAGGATGTTCAGAGTCTCGAGGTCAGCGCGAGCGTCGACCAGTGCGAGATGGTGATCAACGGACGCCGGCTGCGTCGTCCGCAGTCCGTCGGCTTCGCCGTTCGCACGATGATCAACGACGATTCGCAGGACGCGGCGGCGAAGTCCGATGGCGCGCTCCCCGAGGTCTTCCTCACGACGGCCGCGGGCGAGAAGAAGTACCACGACGAGCGCCGTACTCCCGGCCTCGACGTCCTCGGCTTCACGACGCTCCGCACGTGGGGCGGCCGACCCGCGAGCCCCGGCGCCTACGTCAACAACCCCCGCGTGCTCTCGGGGCCTGGAAGCGACTACCGATACTTCCAGCATTCGGCGATCACCAATCGAGTGATCGAGACCTCGTTCCGTAAGCTCGAACCGCGGCTTTCGTCCGGAGTGCAGCTCAATAAGAACGGAACGATTCGCGAGGACGTCGCCGCGGCGATCGAGGCATCAGTCAATGCCGAATTGCGCTCGCTCTACGTGGACTCCGGACGAGTCTCTGCAATTCAGCTCTCGCTGTCGCGCACCGATGACGTGTTGGCCACCGACACCGTCTCGTTCTCCACGGCCATCGTCCCGCTCGGATACCTCAAGAAATTGAAGGGAAAGACCGGGCTCGTTCGAACCCTTCCCGCCGCCTGAGGTCACACCATGGGTCTTCCCGTCGTTGTTCGTGTCAACAAGCAGATGTTCACGCGGAAGTCCGTGTCGATTCGACCGAACGGGCTCGCTCGACTCACCGAAGTCGATTCGCTTGAGTGGTCCGACGAAGTCGCAAAAGAGCTAGTTCCGGGCATGAACGACGGCGGCGCGCCGCTCGGTCAGGCACACGGCAACTACAGTTGCGCGGCTTCGATTTCCGTCTATCTCGACGCCTGCGACAAGTTCGAGACCATCATCATGGCTCTCGACCCGATCGCGACGGCGCAGGGAAACCTCGCAGCGGCCGTATTCCAACTCCCGATCATCACTCGTGAAGAGTTGCGCGTGTCCACGGCACTCCTCGTCGATTGCACCATCGCGGCCGGCGCGATCTCAGTCGGAAACGACGGTAGCGCGCTCGTCCGGCAGTACACGATCCAACCCACTTACATCATCGAAAACGGCCGCTCGAAGATCAATTTGCTGCCGGCGGTTTGAGAGGAAATCACAATGGAACTGACGAAGGAAGAACTGGCCGAACTCATCGAACTCGAGAAAGATGTCGATGCCGAAGCGAAGGCCGCGGCGGACGCCGCGAAGCGCCAGCACCTCGAAGCGCTTCGAGCGCGAAAGCGAAATTCGAAGCTCGGCGAGTACGGAAAAGACTTCACCGTAGTCGAAACTACGCACGCGGGTAACTTCGTCATCCGGCGGCCGAGCGACGTCGCGCTTGATGTCATCGAAGGCAACTCCGACGACCGTGCCGAGCAAGAACAGTTCGTGCTCGCCGTCCTCGTCGAGCCTGACGCGACCACTGCGCAACGGCTCATGTCCGAGGACCCCGGCGTGTGCAATGCCGTGATTCCCGCAGCCTTCCGCCTGCTTTCGTCCGTTCGCGAGGCTGAATCAAAAAAATAGATGACCTCGTGTTTCGGGCGCTGAACCACGAGGGAGTCGCGACCGTCGCGCTGTTTGAGCTCTTCGCCGGCGGTCGTCAGATGACGAGCAATCAACGGGTGCACGCGATGGCCGCGTGCGCCGTGCTCGCTTGCACGATGAGGAAGATCCGTGGCTGAGTCGACCAACGAAGCGAAATTCAGAGTCACGATCGACGGCAACGCCGATTCGTCGATGAAGAACGTCGCGCAGTCGGGTCGACTCGCCGCGAAGACGATCGAGAAGTACGAAGCCGAGATCAAGACGCTCGGCGGCGACCTTCGCCGGCTCACGGGCAATTCTGAAGAGGTCATCGAAGCAAAGAAGAAGCTTCGCGACCGGATCAACGCCGCGAAGTCGTCGGTCACAACGCTGACGCTTGAGCTGAACAAGCAGGGCCACAGCTACGAGAAGGCCGCGAAGGCCGCCCGCGAATACGACAAGGCCTCGACGTTCAAGCGCGCCGCTACGCGAGCGAAGGAAGTCGGCGGCGATCTGCTCGGCAAGGGCGGCAAGGCGCTCGCGCCGGTCGGCAAGAAGGTGTCGACGGCACTCGCGCCGGTGGGGGAGAAGCTCGGGAAAGTCTTCGGTCCCGCCGCGAAGAAGGTGTCGACGGCACTCGCGCCGGTCGGCAAACGCGTCGCTAGCATGGCGGCGCCCGCGGGGCGGGCGATCGGAGGCCTCGGTCGGCTCACCGGACGCGCCGCCGGCGGCCTCGTGAGTCTCGGGAAGAAGGCGGCGCCCATCGCCGAAAAGGGCCTCTCGTCGCTCGCGAACGTCGGGTCGCTCGCCGCCACGGGATACGCCGCGCTGGTCGTCGGGGCCGGCGCCGCCGCCGCTGCGGTTGTCGCGTTCGGCTTCGCAGCGTCGGACAGCGCCGCGAAACTCGGCCGGCAACGTGAGGCGTTGCTCGGCAACGCGAAGGACTCGAAGGCGCTCGGCGACCAGATCAACGCGCTCGCCTCGAAGGTCCCGCAAGGTGTCGAGGAACTCAACGACCTCTCCAAGTCGCTGCTGAAAACGCGCCTTTCCGGCAAGGACGTCGTCAACACGATGAACGCCGTCGCGCAGGTGACGGGCGCGGTTGACGCGACCGCCGGCGCGAAGATTCAGGAGCTCATCACCCGCAACCACCGCATGGGTCGGATGGCGATCGGGCAGTTCGAGCTCGAGGGCACGGGGATCAATTTTGACGAGGTCGCGAAAGAGTACGCGAAGGGTACGAAGAAGAGTGTCGCAGCGGCCGCCGCTGAGCTCCGCAGCGGGCGCGCATCGATCGAGGCCGGCTCGGAGGCGCTTGCGAAGGTCGCCGAGACGAAGTTCGGTAAGCTGAATATCGCGAACGCGTTCTCTCTCGAGAATGCTCCGAAAAAGTTCTTCGAGCAGGTCCAACACCTCGCATCCGGGCTCGACCTCGAGCCCGTGACCAAGGGCTTCCAGTACGCATTTGGCCAGCTCACACCGGAGGCCCCGCTCGGTCGGGCCATCAAGGCATTCTTCGAGGGCACCGGTTCGGACATCGCGAAGATCGTCGGCAAGTCGATCCCGCTCCTCGTCGAAGGCTTCAAGTGGATCGTCGTCGGAGCGCTCCGAGTCAGCACCTACGTCTACGAGATGAAGGCCCGACTCCAAGAGGCCTTCGATTCGAAGGGGTGGGTTGCCGCCGGCAAGGAGCTCGTCGTCGGGCTCGTAGAGGGCATCATCGGTCAACGCAAGTTCGTGATCGATGCCGTCGTCGGGCTCGCCAAGTCGGTGAAGGACACGTTCACGGGGAAGATGGAGATCCACTCCCCGTCGAAGGTGTTCAAGGAATACGGCGAATTCACGACCGAGGGATACGCGCAGGGTGTCGAGCGCGGATCGCGCCGAGCGAACGCCGCCGTTTCCAACATGGTCCAAGCGCCCACGGCGAACTCGTCGTCGCCGGCAACGTCGACGGGAGCGCCGCGGGTCGGCTCGATCACCGTCCAGATCAACGGCGCGCCGGTCGACAACATCCAGGCGATGCAGTCGCCGCAGTTCCTTGGCGGCCTCACCCGCGCGCTCCGCGACTCGCTGTCGATGCAAGGGCTTGCAGGGGGAGCGGCATGATCGACCCCACCGCGAAAGACCTTAACTACGTGACGGTCGCGGGCGTTCGCTCGCCCGGGCGCGCGCGCATCTCCGGAGCGGACATCGTCTACCTCTGGGACGTCCAGCAGCCCTTCGGAATGAGCGGAGGCTCGACGCGCTTTCGTGGTCGCGGCCTGTCGAAATTCACGCTCGCGATCGACCTTTGGCGCCGCGAGCACTTCATCGCGTGGGCCGCGTTCAAGAAGCTCTTGGAGCCGCCGACGCTGACGAAGCCGCTCGTCGTCGCGATGGGGCATCCCATCCTTACCGACGCGAACATCAAGGCCATCGCCATCGAGAAGCTCGGACAGCCCGTGCGCGGTGACAACGGGATCTGGACGTCGACGTCGGAAATCCTCGAATACCGCGATCCAGTCCCCGCGATCGTCAAGCCGCGCGGAGCCATCCCCACGACCGACAAGGGAGTGCCGCAACCGCCGAAGACTGCCGCGGACCTCGCGCTCGAGAAGGCGATGCAGGACAACGCCGCCGCTCGAGCTCGCGCGTCGGGCGTGACTCCGTCCGGTGGAGGTGCGCCGTGAGCCTCACGATCAACGGACTTGTTGCAACGTCGATGCGCTGGCTCGCGGGCTGGTGCGGGCCGTGGGTCGCGGAACTTCCCCTGTCGGGCGACATCGTGCCGACCGGTCCGGCGATCATTGCATCCACAACTGGCATCGCCGCGCGCGGAACCATCGACGCCGAGCACTCCGGCGAATTCGCCGAGAAGCGCTTCGTGCGCGTCATCGGAGGGAACGGCGGATGGTCGAAGGTTGTCCGGGCTCAGCCGTATCACTCCGACATCGGTCTGCGGCTCGACGAGCTCGTGACGACGACGGCGGCGGAGGTCGGCGAGGCAGCTGTCGTGCTCCTGCCGAAGATGCTCGGCATCGACTTCGCTCGCCGCGAGGATGTCGCTTCGCAGATCTTCGCCGATGCCGGCGTCGACTGGTGGGTCGGCCTCGACGGCGTGACGAAGGTCGGGATCCGTCCGCCGCTCCCATCGCCGACCTCGCTGCTCGTCCTCGATTGGGATCCCGCCGCGGGAACGGTGTCCTTCCAGGCCGACGCGCTCGTCGAGCCAGGGACGGTCGTTGTCGACCCTCGATTCGGAAGGCGCGTCGTCCGCGAGGTCGAAGCGAACGTTGCAAACGCGTCCGTCACGGGAACCCTATGGCTCGTCGAGGCGTCTCCGGAGGCGGGAACGGTCTCTGAGTTCGTCGATTCGATCTCCGCCATCGCGCGGCGTGCGACTCGGATCGAGGCTTCGCGCCTCTACGAGTACCGCGTGATCGCGATGGCAGGGGACCGCGTGCAGTTGCAGGCGATCTCGCCAGGCATGCCGGACCTGTTGCCAACGAGCATTTGGGCAGGCGCGAGCGGATACAAGGCCAAGCTCCGGCCGTCGTCGACGGTGCTCGTAGGCTTCCGCGAAGGGAAGATGTCGAAGCCCTACGTCGCGTTCTACGAGGCGCCGGAGGGCAATAGCTGGCGGCCTGTCGAGCTCGAGCTCGACGCCCTCGCTTCGCTCCAGATGGGCGCGAAGGCTGTCGTCGTCGCCCTCGGGGATTTGGCGTCCGCGAAGCCGATCGCGCGCGCGCCCGCCGTAGTTGCCCACGCGAAGGCCACGAAGGCGGCGTTCGATGCGCTGCAAACGTCGCTGGCTGGCGTCACTGGAACCATCACCGGGACCGCTCTTGCAACGATGATCGGCACGCTGTCGACCGCAATCGGCACCGCAAACGACGCGCTGTCGCTGGACTGCCCGAGCGCGAAAGTGGTGTCGTCGTGACCGAATACTTCGACATCAAGTGCGATGACGACCTAGACCCGTTCGCGCGTGACGTCGGGCCGCTCGAGGCGCTTGGCCAGGATATCTACCACTGGCTAATTACTAATACGAATTCGCTTTTGCTCGATCCGGGGTGGGGGTTCGGTCTCGAGCAGTACCTTGGGAAACCGCTCCCGTCGTCGTTCGCCTCCGACATCGAAATCGGCGTGCGCGACACATTCCACGACCGAGTCTCCGACGCTCGGTGCGTCGTCACGCCTGTCGCTGGTGAGCTTGATTCGTACCGATTGGATCTGACCGTCGAAGTGGACGGAGAATTTCTCGAGCTCGCGCTCTCAATGACGCCTTCCGGCGTTCGGAGGCTGTAGCCGTGCTGCCCATCGAAGCCCTCATCAATCCGCCGTCGTCGGATGCCATCTACGACAAGGTCGCGGGCGTCCTCGAGACGGTGAAGATCCCCGCGCGATCGTGGCGACCTGGCGGCGTCGCGCGAAGCATCCTCGGTGCACTTTGCCAGGTCGGCGCGCAAGGTGCCGCGCTCGTTTCGGACATCACGCGCGGCGGATTCCTCTCCCTAGGAAGGGGTGACTACCTCGCTAGCCATGTAAAGGACGTCTACGACGAGGACAAGATCGGGGCGACGTTTGCGTCCGGCAAACTGAAGCTCACGAACAGCGGCGGCGCGATCTACGAGCGCGAGGCGGACACCGTCATCGCAAAGACTATGTCGGGCGCTCGATACCGCATCACGCAACACTTCGTGCTTGGCTCCAACACGTACGAGATCGTCGACGCCCAAGCTGTTACGGCGGGCTCGGGAAGCACGGCGGCCCCCGGCGAGATCAACGACCTCGAAACGCCTCTGGCGTTCGTGAAGGTCGAGAATGAATCGGCGTTCGTAGGGCTCGATGCCGAGTCCGACGACAGCCTCGCGACGCGCGCACGGGCAAAGAAAGGGACGTGGTCGCAGCTCGGCCCACGCAGCGCTTATGAATCGGCTGCACGGTCGGCGAAGATGTCGGACGGGACCTCAGCGGGCATTACGCGCGTTGAGATTTCGCCTTCGGGGTCGCCCGTTCGCGTCGTTTGCGCAACGGCCAGCGGCACGCCAACGGAGGAGCAGCTCGACGCCGTTCGAGCAGGCGTCGAGGCGCAAGCGAGGCCCGGCGGAACGTCCGCGGTCGTTACCGGTGCTACGCCGGTTCCTACGACGCACTCGATCACGATCTGGTGCAGGAACGCGGTCGCTGACACGGTGCGGGCCCGCGCAGAGAGCGCAATGGCGGCATTCATTGCGACCTACCCCATCGGCGGCATTCGCAAAGAGGACGGCGCGCAGGGGTACCTGTGGTCGGACTCGATCCGAGGCGCGCTCCTCGGCGACCTCCGCGTCACGTGGGGGATTGCTGCATACGATCTCGACTTCGCGGACGACTCCGACATCCCGCTTGCCTGGGACGAAATCGCGACGAACGTGACGACGTTCACCGTACGGGTGACGAAATGATGAACCTCAGGGACTACCTGAGCGAATACGTCCCGTCGTGGCTGGCGGACGATGGGCCCGAGTCCCCCTCCTACGGTTTTCGCTTCCTCTGGTCGGTGGCGCTGCTCGTCGATGCCGCCGTCGACGTCGCAATGCAAGGACAGCTCGCGGCGGTGACGAGAGGCACGCCCACGGCACTTCCGCTGATTGCCGACGAGCGAGGTATTCGCCGCGGTCAGGAAGAGTCCGAAGAGTCGTGGGCCGAGCGACTTCGCGGTTGGATCGCTCGGTGGAAGGACGCCGGCTCAGATCGCGCGGTCGCTCGCGGCGTGCACGAGTACCTCAAGGACCATCCTCGCGTCCGCGTGATTTCGCGCTCCGGTCTGTTCGTCACGATGAACGCGGACGGGAGCATCACGACGAAGCAAAGCTCGTGGGACTGGGACAGCGTCTCATACCCTGAGCGTGCCTCGTGGGACTGGGAGTCGTGGGTGGTCATCTACACCGACCAGTTCCCGCACTGCCCAGCGTGGGGCGAGGACGGCGACGTGTGGGGCGGCGACGAAGGCTTCGGGCAAGACGTACCGCGCGTCGTCGTCGACGACATCTTCGCTGATATCGCGCAGTGGAAGAGCGCTCACCAGCGCGTACGCACCGTGATCGTTACGACGGACCCGACGCGGTTCGACCCGGACAACCCGGCGTCTCTGCCTGACGGAACGTGGGGGCACTGGATCGGAAATCGCGACCTCGAGACGTGTCGCTACTGGGAGACGAACGAGCCATGATCACCTACGTTGGACGAGCGGCAAACGGGGACCTGAGCGCCGGGATCACGATTCCCGACGACGGAGTCTCGAAGCGCAACGCGGCGAGCGTCGGCGTTCCGTTTCAGCAGCTGGCTGACGGAATTGCGTTGCAGAGGTCACGCATCGACGACGCGCAAGCTCAGAGTGCCGCGCTCGCGATTCGGAGCGCGCAGGCGCTCAACTGGCAGGCTGGAAAGATCGTCGGGGCCAGCGTGACCGTTGGGGGGAGCGTGCTTGGGGCCACGAAGGTCCAGGGCGGCGCGTGGGACCCTCAACAGAGGTGGTGGGCAATCTGGGGGATCGATGGGATCCGAACCACATCCGATGACGGCGCGACGTGGTCCACATGGTCAACGCCGCCGTTCGCAACGATTACCGACGGTGCATTCGGCGGCGGGAACTCCGTCTTTGCGACACAGGGCAACCGCATCCATCGAAACTACGGCACTACGACGGTTGACGTGCTCGGGACGGCATCCACCGAGTATTCGTGCGTCGCCTACGCAAAGGGATTCTTCATTTGGCTTGGCGACGGCGGAGCGATCTACCGGTCTCCCGACGGAACGGCCGGGAGCTGGGTCCGCGTGGCGACGCTCTCCGGCGGCACGTTTGCACAGCGAACGCGAACGCTGAGCGTCTCCCCGGTCACTGGCACCGTCATCGCTGCCGCCTTCGACCAGGTGACGGGGCGGACGCTAATGCTCCGGTCGGAGAACGGCGGACTCACGTGGAGCACACTCGCCACCGCGAGCGTATTCCCGCGGAGCGACGTGGCGACTATGCGGTGTCTCGACAAGGGCAACGGGTCCACTGTTTGGATGTTGAGCAGCGCAAGAAATGCTGCTCCGAGCACAGTCCAGTCGTCGGTATTCGTCTCGCGCGATGATGGGGTTACGTGGTCTCTGGCCTGGCAGTCGACCACGTCGGCAATCGTAGGCCAGGCGGCCACGAACAATGGCATTTACAGCTCGTGGGTAGCGATCGACGCCAATACGAATCGGGTTATCTATTCGCTCGATGATGGGGCGACGTGGCGGTACGCCGGCGTAAGCTTGTCGATCGCATCTGGCATAATCAGCGTCGCGGGTGGGCACCCCAACGTGGTAATATCTAGTCCGTACGGATTGGCGATTGTCCAAACGGACGACGCCGCCGCCGCAAACAATCTATTCATACCCGGACTGAGGCTTTCTGCAGCCGGAGAGGTGGTGCCGTAATGGGCATTCGTACCTGGCTCGACTCGTTCTTCTCGCCCGCGCTGCTTCGGTATCTCGGGGCGGACCTCCCGCAACGCGGCGTGATCTCGTTCGAGGGGACTGGCGTATCTGTCGCCGACGACCCCGCGAACGGGGCGACGAAGGTGACGATCGGTCCGACGGCGACGACGCCGACGGCCTCGGGTTTCCCTCGCATCGTCAACGGCGTCATGCAGGCCATCGCGAGCGCCGTGAACCTCGCGAGCTCGGACGTGACCGGAACGCTCAAGGCGGGCAACGGCGGAACCGGCATCAACGCGGGCCAGATCGCGAGCAATCCCTCGAAGGCGCTCGTCTCGAAAGCGGACGGCACCGGATTCGACCTCGTGTCGGTGCTCGACCTCAGCACGGGTAGCCTCGGCCAGTACCTCGGCCCCGACGGTGCCGGCGGTGCTTTGTGGCTGGACTTCCGGACCGACGCGATCAGTCACAACGGCTATCGTCTCTCGCTCGCGACCGGCAATTCGACTCCGAGCGGCGATGTCATCGGCGCGAGCACGCTCTACCTCACGCCTCACACGACGACGACCATCGCTCTCTTCGATGGCACGTTGTGGCGCATGCGCAAGTCGCCGGAGGTCTCGCTGTCGCTCGCAAGCGCCGGTCTGACGGCGAACAGGAACTATGACGTGTTCGCGTACTGGACGGGCACGGCGCTCGCTCTCGAGCTCGTTGCATGGGCGACGGACAGCTCTCGTGCAACAGCGATTGTGAAGCCGGATGGCGTGCCCCTGAAGGGTACCGACCTCACGAGACGATACGTGGGCACGGTTCGTACGACCGGAGCGACAACGATCGAAGACTCGGCCGCAAAGCGATATGTGTGGAACGCAAGCAATAAGGAGCCGCGTTCCGTCGTGTCGAGGGAGACGGCGTCGAGCTGGGCTGGTGTCGGCGCGATGGTCTGGCGTCAGTCCAACGGGTCGCCAGTGAACTCGTTTTCGTACGTCACCGGCGACCCGGCATTGCTCGAAGTCGATGTCATGGGAGAGGCGTCCTACAACACGACGGGAATTCCGACGGTCGGCGTAGGTGTTGGGATCGATGGCAGTGCCGCCAGCAGCGCCAACGTCGGTGGCCAGCTGATCACGGCCAACGGCATGTACACGCCGCTCCGCGCATCGTTCCGAGGAGCTCTCGCCGCGGGACTTCACACGATCTATGCGCTGGAGATTTGCTCGGGGCCTGCGAATACGACGTTCTACGGGTCGAGCGCCGGTTCCGGCATGGTCGGCAAGGTGCTCGCGTGAAGATGGTGATGCTTGCGCGGATCTCGCCCGGCATACCCGCGCCGATCGTCACGTCGGTACTTGATAGCGCGGTTGACCCGGGCGGCGGCGGTCGAACACAGAGGATCTTTGGTTCGAACTTCGTGGCTGGAGCCACGGTCTCGATCGGCGGCACGGCTGCAACCGGCGTAACGTTCGTCTCATCCGGCGAATTGCAATGTAAGAATCCGGCCCACGCGGCTGGCATCGCAAATGTCGTTGTCACCAATCCCGACACTCAGAACAGCGGAACGAGTGGAAACGGCCTAATCCGGTATTGGCATCCGGGCCTGGTGACGGGGGCAGCTCGCTACATTGACGCGCGAAAGAACGTCTTCCTTTCATCAGGGGCGAACATCAGCAAGGTTACGGACGTCGTTGCCGGCGCAGACTACACGGCGGCGAACGTCAGCGGCTCGATCGCACGCACAACGAATGCATTCGGGACAGGTGTTCCCGGCATCACGTTTACGCCTCAGGGGCGTTTGACGAGTGCGTGGCTGGCCCTCGACCAAGGCACGTCTGTCTTCTGGGTGTCGAAGCATGCGGCGACCGGCTCGCCACCCGCGTATGCGGGCAACGTCCCCTTGACGGTGATGGGTGATTCGACGGGCAGCGTCGATCACAACGCGGGATTTGATGGCGGACAGCTCGCCTATTCCCAATACACGGGTGCGTGGACGCAGTTTCGTCGAGGCTCTGGCCTGAACGACGGGCAGGCCCGTCTCGTTGGGTGGACGCACACGAAGTACGGCACCGGCGGCCCGGGAAGCTCCGAGCTGAGAGCCTGGGTCGGTACGACTCAGCAGGGCGCCACTTTGGTCGACGCCACGACGACCTACCAGGACGCCGGCAATGGCTTCGACTCGATCGGCATGTCGTATCAGACGAACGACGCTGCATTCGACGGAACGCTGGGCTGTTTCGTCGTCATCAACGGAATCATCAGTCCCGCCGATCACGCGCTGCTTGCGGCGTGGGCTCGTCAGTCGTGGAGCACCGTTTAGGCGCGAGGAGAATTCGAATGAGCGATCAGGACATCCACACGCGCCCGACCGCGGAGATCGATACCCGCTCTGTGGCGATCCTCACTGATCTGATCCAGTCGAACCATCGAGAGACAAAAGAGGCGATTCGCGTAATTCGCGAGGAGTCCGCGCGTCGCGGTGCGGAGACAAAGGAGGCGCTCGAGACGCTCGCGAGAGCCGACCACCGCCTTTTCGAAGCTCACTCGCAGCTCGAAACGAAGGTCGACGGAAAGCTCGAGGCGCTCGCGGATCGCGTCAAAAAGCTCGAGGACGACCGGACGTCAATGCAGACGACGGTGCGCGAAGGGTTCGCCGAGAATCGGCGGTCTGTCGACGAGCTCAAAGAGACGTTTAAGTCGACGGAAAAGGCCATGGTTGTTCACGTCGAGCAAATGCAATCTACGCTCACGTCGGCGGCCGAGGCGGAGGCCATCGCGCGCCTCGAGTGGTCCAATAAGATGGCCGAGGTAGCTCGAAACGTCGACGCGAAGCAAATCGCGAAAGTCGTCCTCTACTCGATGGGCGCGGGCGCGTTCGTCGTCGGCACCATCGTCGCAATCGTGAAGTCGGTAATCCTTCCACTCATGGGGCATTGATATGTCAGGCATTCGTCAATTCATTCTCGATCACGGGCTCACCGTTGTTCTCGTGTCGGTCCTCGGGGCGCTATTCACCGCGCTCTTTCACCCGCGCTCGAGGGAGGAGTTTTCTCGATATCCGGTCAGGATCGGGGCGCTATTCAAGCTGCTCGCGGCGTTCACGGTCGACTCGCCGAAGGCGGCGAACGCTCTGATGGGTGTGGTGTTTGCGTCGGCGCCGGCTGAGCGCGCCAAGGCGATGTCGGCGCTCGTCGCCGCCGTCACGTGGGACCTCCCCAAGGGACTCGAGGCAATCGGCCAGCTCATAACCGGTAGGGAGGTACCCCCGGGCGCCGAGCCGGTGAGCTCGCCGCCGGTCCTGGCGTTGGCGTTCGCCCTCCTCCTCCCCACGCTATCGGCGTGCGCGGCGTTACGCTCGAGTGCGGAGACGCCGCGCGAGACCGCGCGCGCCGTCGTCGTCACGCTAGCGAAAGCGGTGCAGGTCGCGGACGTCACGTGCGCGACGATCGCCGAAACGAAGAAAGATGCCGGGCTCGCGTCGAAGTGCGCCGACGCCTACGACGTCGCCCGCCCCGCGCTGCTCGGCGCTGAGTCGGCGGTCGATGCCTGGGAGAGCGGCGGGGCCGGTAACGTCCCGTGTGCGGTCGCGCGGAGCGTCTCGGCGCTCGTCTCGATCTCGCATGCTGTCACGGCCGCCGGCGGCACGGTTCCACCCGTCGTCGACGACGCCCTCAGGCTCGCCCCCGCGCTAACGGTGGCCTGCCATGGGTGAGGCGCTCGACGACGCCGCCGTGGCGCTCATCGGCGCGCTGGCGGCTGCGATGCCGTCGATCGGCCGATGGCTCGCCGACTTGATCGACAGCCACCCGTCGCCATCGGCAACGACGCTGCGAGTGCGTGACGTTCTGCCTGAGCGGAGCCGCTCGCGCGAGGTCTTCGACGCTCTCCGGGGCGGCGGATGA